TGTTTGATCAGTGCCCAAAGAAGTATTACCACATGCGTGTGGCGAAAGATATCAAAGAGCCTGAGAGCGAAGCAATGCTGTACGGCACTGCGGTACACACCGCCGCCGAAGAGTACGTGCGGGATGGCACACCAATTCCTGAGCAATACAAGTACATAGAGCCGATGCTTGAGAAGCTCATGAAGATTGACGGTGAAAAGATTTGTGAGTTGAAGATGGGCATCAAGAAGGTGGACGGTAAGTTCGCGCCTTGTGGCTTCTTTGACAAAGATGTTTGGTATCGCGGCATTGCCGACCTGCTGATCATTGACCGTAAGAAGAAGGAAGCCCGAGTCGTTGACTACAAGACGGGCAAGAGCAGTCGCTACGCAGACCCAAAACAACTGGCACTGATGGCAGCATGCGTGTTCGTGCACTACCCCGAAATTGAACGGGTGCGGTCAGGTCTTTTGTTCGTAGTCTGCAAGGACTTTATCCCTGTGGACTTCAATGTTCATAACCGATTCGATATCTTCACCAAGCTCGATGGTGCGCTTGTTTCACGTGAAACTGCCTACTCAACTGGGGTGTTCAATCCCAAGAAGAACTTCACTTGCAAAGCATGGTGTCCTGTATCAGAATGTAGCCATAACGGAAGGAATTGACATGCCCTACAAGAACCCCGCTGACCGTAACGTCAAGCGCGAATACGATTTAGAGAAGCAACGTGCGGGTGCTCACGAAGCGCGAATGGAGCGACAACGTGCACGGCGTAAGCTGGACAAAGAAGGCAAAGATGCCAACGGCAATGGCAAGGCTGACATGCGTGAAGGCAAAGATGTTGCTCACGTAAGAGCGTTATCCAAGGGTGGCACTAACAAGAACGGCGTGCGTGTCGAGAGCGCATCGGCCAACAGATCATTCAAGCGCGGGGCGAACCACAAGGTGGTGTCCGAGACAAGCACAAAAGAGCGCAAGAAGAAATAAGTTTCATGATGTCTGCTAGGTAAGGTACGAGTAGTAACAGACACAGGGTTTGATTGGCCCAACATAACCGTATCAGTCAACGCCGTTTTACACTTTCAACGGGGAACTGACCGTCTTGGACTCGCAGACGTTAAAGTGAAGAGGGAGCAGGTGGAAGCCCTGCGCCTATAAAAAGAACCTGACACACACCGTGTTCAGGACGTTTGGCTATTGGAGATTAGAGTGCAGATCATTGATAACAGGGCGTTACTGCTCAAGGTACGCAATCCCGACAGAATCACTACGGTGATTCCAAAGAGCAAAGTTTTGTCAGATGACGGGGAAGTTGCAGAGGTGCTGGTGAACTGGGATTTGGAGGAAGCGATTGTCTTGAAGAACCTCAAGATCAAAGATGTACCCTCGCCCATCAACGCTTCATACAACTGGCCGGGATTGTATAAACCTTTTGCACACCAAAAAGTTACATCGTCTTTCTTGACCATGCACCGCCGATCCTTCTGTTTTAACGAGCAGGGCACAGGCAAAACCGGCTCAGTGATTTGGGCATCAGACTACCTGCTATCAAAGGGCGTCATCAAGCGGGTGCTGGTTATCTGCCCACTGTCCATCATGGATTCGGCATGGCGCAATGACTTGTTCAAGCTGGCAATGCACCGCAGGGTAGACGTTGCCTATGGCAAGCCAGAAAAGCGCAGGGAGATCATCGCGGGGGATGCTGAGTACGTCATCATCAACTATGACGGGGTGGAGATTGTTGCCAATGACATCTTGAAGGGTGGCTTTGACCTCATCGTCATTGACGAGGCTAACGCCTATAAAAATCCCTCAACAAGACGTTGGAAGGTGCTTAACAATCTGATCAAGCCGCGCACGTGGCTGTGGTTGTTGACGGGCACACCCGCATCGCAGTCTCCGCTGGATGCCTATGGCATCGCCAAGCTGGTGAACCCCGAAGGGATTCCACGTTTCTATGGTGGATTCCGCGATCAGGTCATGCACAAGCTCACACAGTTCAAATGGGTACCCAAGCTAGAGTCGGAACAAGTTGTCCATAAGGCGCTACAACCCGCGATACGCTTTACGAAAGAGCAATGCTTGGACTTACCTGAGATGACTTACGTAACGCGAGACGTGCCTCTTACTGCCCAACAGGAGAAGTACTACGAGCTATTGCGTAAACGGCTTATCGTACAAGCGGCAGGTGAGGAGATCACTACAGTCAACGCGGCTGCTAACCTGAACAAGCTGCTACAACTATCTGGTGGTGCGGTGTATTCCGACACAGGTGAAGTTATCCATTTCGATGCAAGCAATAGACTTGCAGTTTTACGTGAGGTGATAGAAGAGTCGAGCCACAAGGTGCTTGTGTTTGTGCCCTACAGACATGCCATCGAAGTGGTTGCGGAAGACTTACGTAAGCACGGATACCCGACAGCCGTCATTCATGGCGGTGTGCCGGTAGGGAAACGGTCAGAAATCTTTGAGCGTTTCCAAAGTAAGGATGACTTGCAGGTGCTGGTCATCCAACCACAAGCGGCATCGCACGGGGTAACTCTGCATGCCGCCAATACCATCGTCTACTGGAGTCCAGTGATGTCAGTCGAGACCTACCTCCAAGCCAACGCACGTGTTCACCGAGCAGGGCAGAAAAACCCCTCAGTGGTGGTGCACTTGCAAGGCAGTGGGGTAGAGAAGCGCATGTACAAAATGCTGGGGAACAAGGTAGACATCCACAATCGTTTGATCGACCTCTACGGGGAAATACTTAGATGAAAAGACTTGACACTGTTAATTTTTAAGATATCATCCATACACAAAACAAAAAGGAGAGAGCTATGGCCGAGACAATATCGGTTGATAAACTCGTCGCCGCTTACATCAAGATGCGCGACAAAAGGGCCGAACTTTTACGTGACTACGAAGAAGCTGACGGTTCTGTGAAATCACAGATGGAACTTGTGGAGGCCAAGCTATTGGAACTCTGCAAGGACATCGGTGTAGATCGTCTTGGTAGCAAGCACGGTGCAGTAATTCGCACGGTGAAGACACGCTACTGGACAAGCGACTGGGAGTCCATGCACAAGTTCATCTTGGAATACAAGATGCCCGAACTGCTTGAGCGGCGCATCAGTCAAACAACCATGAAACAACTGTTGGAAGAAAACCCCGAGATCATGCCTATGGGGTTGAACACTGATAGCAAATATGGCGTAACCATAAGGAGAACCTCAAGTGCAACTTGAAGCATCACTAACCGTACAAGAAGTAGCAAAGCTGCTGCGCATGTCGCGTCAGACAATCTATAACTTGACCCGCGAGGGAGCAATCCCTCATTTCCGCATAGGCACCAAAGTGCGTTTCAATCGCGCAGACATTGATGCCCTGATGCAAACAAAAACCGCAACTACTGGAGAAACCAAATGAGCGAAATGACCCTGTTTTCTAAAGGCGGCAACACGCTGCCAGCCCACCTACAAAACCTGCAACTGGACGCAACTACGAAAGCCCTCATGGGTGGCAGTGGTAGCGGTGGCAAGCGCATCTCCATTCGCGGCAATGTGTTCCGCATGATGGTCGATGGCAAAGAGATTGCCCAAAACGAAGACCGCGCAATGCCTATCATTATTGCAGCGGCGAACCCTAACGTATCGAGAACTTTTTATGCTGGTGTTTACCAAGAAGGCCAAGCAATGGCACCGACCTGCTGGTCAAACGATGGTGTCTCCCCCGACATCAAGGCAGAAGCACCCCAATCAGGTAAGTGCGCCACATGCTCACAAAACATCAAAGGCTCCGGCACAGGTGATTCCCGTGCATGCCGATTCAGCCAGCGCCTTGCCGTCCTCTTGGAGAACGATATTCGAGGAGACGTATATCAACTGACGCTCCCCGCGCAGTCTATCTTTGGTGCGGTTGAGAACGGCAAGATGCCCCTGCAAGCATACGCAAAGTTCTTGGGTAGTCATGGTTTGCCAGTAACTGCCGTTGTAACTGAAATGCGTTTTGATACCGCAAGCGCAACACCACGTCTGACCTTCAAGGCCGTGCGCCCACTGAACGAAGAAGAGTTGGCACTGGCACAACTCAAAGGCCAGTCTCCTGATGCCAAGGCCGCTATCGCCGCGACTGCCGCGCAGATGGATGGAGCTACCAAAGTTTCTCTGCCACCCGCAGAAGATTTTGAACGCCCTGCCGCTGTCAAAGAGACACCCAAGGTAGAGGCTGAAGCTGTCGAAGAAACAGCCGAGCCAACCAAACGCGCTAAGAAAGCCGCACCAAAAGATGTGGCTGACATCTTGGACGATTGGGCCGAGTAATTGAACGGGCGGGGTAACTCCCGCCCATCAAAGGAGAGAGACATGGATAAGCAACAACTGAGAGATCAGTGGCGGCATACGATTGATGACGAAGGTGGGCACTGCCCCGTATGCGACCGATGGGGTCGTGTGTACGCCCGTGGTATCAACAACACTATGGCAAGCGCATTGATATGGTTGTGCCAACAAACCGGTGACGAAGATGGTTGGGTGGATGTTCCTACAACTGCACCTCAATGGTTGGTGCGGTCTAACCAACTGGCTACCTTGCACTGGTGGGGTCTCGTAGAGCGCAAGAGCAAAGATGAATCGCACAAAGCAAAGTTCTCAGGCATCTGGCGGTCTACGCAACTAGGCAAAGAATTTGCCCAAGGTGAAGTTCGAGTACCCAAAAAAGTATTTACATACAGGGGTAATGTCGAAGGCACAAGCATTGAAGAAGTCAGCATCGGCGAGTGCTTTAAAGAAGTATTCGATTACGAAGAAGTCATGGGTAAATATGAACAACAAAGGCTATTCCCGTAAGTTTGTAGATGCGAATAGCAAGGCAGACCCATTTCATGTGGGTGTGCAACTTGGGCGCATTTGCATTCAACGTGACATTCCAGTACAGGATGTGGCAGAACATCTAGACGTATCACGACAAGCCGTATACATGTGGTTCTTGGGGAAAGCACTGCCTCACCCGAACAAACGCAAAGTATTATGGGATTTGCTTGATCGCCTAGCGGCAACCGCTACAACTTGATTCCGTGCTCAAGGTCTATCGCCAGTAGACCTGAATGCACACCCGTCTGTAAAAAGAGAAAACAATGACAACACGGAACCCTTTTCTCACATCTGTACTTGCCTCTGAAGGTTTGTACTGTGTGGTTGGATTGAAGAAGGGTGCGCCAAGGCAGACTTTTGTAGAGACGATTGATGAGATTGATGGAGTCGTAGATGGGCTTATTTCACAGGGGTATGACGCATATTTTGGATGCGCTAAATATCTTCTGGAAACTGAAGGCCGTACAGCAAAGAACGCAAAATGGTTTAAGGCTTTCTGGCTTGACCTAGATTGCGGAGAGAACAAACCATACGACACGCAAGCATCCGCAATGGATGCACTCAGACTATTTGTTAAAGCAACAGGGTTACCTCGACCCACTATCATCAACTCAGGACGTGGCTTACACGTCTACTGGACGCTGAAGGAAACCATCGGTTACAACGATTGGAAACCAACAGCCGAAGCACTGAAGAAATTCTGCGCTTTATACAACCTGTCTGCTGACCCTGCGGTCACAGCAGATGCCGCCCGAATACTGCGTATCCCCGAGACGCTGAACTTCAAGGACAACCCGCCAAAGCCGGTAACGATACTGGTTGAATCGCAGCCTGTGGAGTTCGCACGGTTCAAGACGTTGATAGGTATCGAAGACGAGGATGACGAACCGCAAGGTTTGTTTGGCTCTGACTCCCCACCACGCCGCCCAATAGATGCAACGACCCGCGCTTTGATGGGTAACAGTGTCTCAAGGTTTGCAACGATCATGCGCAAGAGCGCCGAGGGTGATGGGTGTGCACAACTACTGCGTATATACAAAGAGCAAGAGACCGTAGAGGAACCGCTATGGAGAGCGGGGCTGTCAATTGCCATCAACTGCGAAGACGGTGAGAAAGCAATCCACAAGATCAGCAATCAGCATTCTGAATACGACCCGCAAGAGACGTTCAACAAGGCACACGTACTGTTGGAGAAGCCATACAAGTGCGCTACGTTCTCAAGCATTAACTCTGCACCATGCCAAGACTGCCCACACAAGGGCAAGATTACTTCACCGATTCAGATTGGCTCCCGCATCGCAGAGGCCAAGGCAGAAGACAACATCGTTGTCATGCACAACGCTGTACTGGAAGAAGAAGTCACGGTTGAAATCCCCGATTATCCGTTCCCGTACTTTCGCGG